TAGCAGCACCAACAGAACCAGTAACCCAAGTTTTCATTCTTCGATCATCAGTTTGTGAAGCTCTATATCTAACATGTAAGAAAGGACGTTTCATACTAGCACCAACAGTTTGATCATAAACTGAAGAAGTACCAGCAGGAACAAAAACCCCTCTGATAGCACCAGCAGTGTAAGCACTGTTAATACCACCTCTAGTAGCTTTGTCATTTAAATATCTAAAGTCGGACTTGTAGAAATCGTAAGATCCACGTCTGAAACCAGAGAAACCTAAATTTAATGCCATATCTTCTGAGTTATCAAACACCCCGTAAGAAGTACCGTTAGCACCATAAGAATTCATTGAAGCTAACATGTCATCAATAGCTAACGAAGTAGCTCTGTTAACAAACATCATGTTTTCTTCAATAGCACCTTGATTGTCAAATTCAGCTAAAATAGCATCAAATTCAGCTAAGTCAGCACCACCGCCAGTAATACCAGAAGAAACATTACCTCTAGTTTCAATAGCGTCAAATAAACCTTGAGTACCAGTAGCTGTATCAGCAGTTAAATCAAAAGCGTCGTCTGTTAAATCAGCAGCAGATACAACTGGATGACCAGTAGCACCAGCGTTAGATCCACCACCCATCTTTGCTTCTAACATTGACATTTCTAAGTAATCAGTAAAACGAGCTCTTGTATCAGCTTCAGCTTTTAAGTACCATAAATATCCTGATTGTCCGTTTTCAGAAGAAACCTCTATCCAACCGATTCTAGACGCGTCAGAACCTGATACTTCGTAGTAATCTTTTAAGATAATTGGCTTGTTCATGAAAGACTTGAAAGATGGCTCGTTAGAACCTCTTTGGTCAGTTTGCGTAGCGTCATTACCAACGTTAGTATTAGGATTATAACTTCTACCTTTTTGGAATTCAGAACCATAAACTAATATAGTAACCGATTGACTAGTTGTCTCAGTAATACCAGCAGCGTTTAATGATGCTACACCATAAGGAGCAACTTCAATTTCACCAGCAGTAACATTAGATTCTGTTACTAAAGCTTTAACAACCCCACTAGCACTAGCAACGATAACAGTATCATTAACTCTAATACCATCTTCACCGTCAGTAACAGAGTTACCATCAATGTCATGAGTGATTTCTATAATACCACCAGACACCACAGTACCACCAGCAGCACTCCCTGATTTTACATTTCCTTTATAAGATAAGTGTAACCTACCTTGTTCAGACCATACAACTTGATCAGCTGTCATAGCCTCTTCAGCCCCAACTTGCGAAAGGAAACCAGATATAGTCCTAGGACCAAATACCTCAGCTTCTTTCTCCATTAAGTCTGGCACATATTGTTGAGCCCAACCTTGATTTGCGGTTGTAGCTAAATCTAAATAACTTGAAGCCGTTGCCTGTTTTGCTGGCGCTGGCGTGCTATTTAGAACACTTCCTGCAGTAATTGCCATTTTTTTTAATTTTTAAATTATTATTTATTTTCTATTTTTAATTTTAAACTTAAAATCAGAAGAATCTTCACCTAGCACTCTCACTTTAATACCTCCCGCTTCAACAGTCCCATGACTTTGTCGTGGATTCATATTAACATTTTTAGCTTTAGCAACACTATCTTTCATAGCATCTGCTTTACCTTGTTCATAAAAGTGTTTTGCAATTTTATCTGCGTTCATTGCTGTATATAAAGATTTATGATAACCCTTAGCATCTATTAATGTAGAATTTTTATCCAAAAACTTTTTGGTAAAATTGTTTATATCACTTTGGGTGTTTTTTACTTCTTCAGCATTGTTCACATTAAACCTGTATTTTTTATCACCGACATTGTATTCAAAACCTTTGAACTTATCGTTAAAAACATTATTTGTTTTTTGTGTAAAAATATCAGTATTTTTTTCAACTGCTTTTTGATTTGCTTCTGAT